TTTTCCCAGTACCAGCGGATGCGCCCCGTGTCAATGTCCACACGAGTGCCAGCATCTTTGCCCATACGAATCCAGGCATTGTCCAGGTCATAAGTGGTTGTGCGCGCCTTATTGTGAATCTGCCCGGTGGTAATGTTTCCGCCGTTGATGATTGTCTTATCCTGGTTCCAGGTACTCAAATCCGAAAATGTCACCACGCCGGATAGGTTGATCTGTGCGCTGGTGATCTCTGTTCCGCCTGCCGTCAGCTTGATGGTGCTGCTGGTTCCGCTTGTGCTGGCCGTCAGCTTAATTTCGCTCACCGTCTGCTTGATCTCGGTTTTTGTTTCGGTGGTAGTCAGGTAATCGCCGCTGCTGGCTGTCCACGCGGTAGGCGCGTTGCCCATCTGCACCATGGGGTGCATGATGGTCAGGTCATTGGTAACGGTGGCGTTATCGTTCGCGGTACTCACAAACAGACCGTCCGCATAGCCGTCCGCGGTCGCTGTGAACGCCGCCCAGCGCAGCTTCCAGCCGTTATCCAGCGCAATGTCCTGCTGGGTCTGCTTGAACGCGGAGCCGTAATAACTTTTTGTGCCGCTGCTGCTCTTGGTCTCGAACTGCAAAAACAGGCTGTCCGTGCCGGAGTTGAGCTTGTACAGTACCGATGCACAATAGGTCATGCCCTTGGCAATCACCAGCGTTTTGTCCGCACCAAAGTGGAAGCGGGTGTTCTGCGCCTTGTTGGTCACACGAATAGATTCACCCGTAATGGTGTAACTGCCTTTTTTGCTTGCGGCGTTGCCGCCTGCATCCAGGGTCGCGTTGTTCCAGTCGTCGGTGCCCGCAATAATATTGTTGCCGCCGGTGATCCGCTGCGTTACCGTCTGAGTAATGCTGTCGGCTTTCTGGTCAATCGCAGAAACGGATTCTTTAACGGTTTTGAATTCCTGCTTGGTGCTGTCTAAATCGTTGGAAATGGTTGTTGTCGTCTCTTCCAGACTGCTGACTTTGGTGCTGATGCTATCCGCCTTTTGGCTGATGCTGGAGACATCCTCTTTCAGGCTTTCCACCGTTGCTGTGGTGGCATAATCCTGCAATTTGCTGTCAACGGCATCATTGGCAGCGCTGGTAGCGGTGTCCTTCACGTTGGCCGTTACCGTTTCAGTCACTGACTTGGTGACTTCGGTTTTGATCTCGTCAGCGGTCTGGGAAAACAGGCTTTTGGCGCTTTCCTGCGTCAGGTAGTCGGCGCTGCTGGCGTTCCACGCGGTGGGCGCGTTGCCGTATTGCAGTATGGGGTGAAACAGTTCAAACTTATTGGTGCAGTTGCCATTGCTGTCGAAATCGGCTTTTTTCAAAACACCGTTTTTGCTGGGGGTCCATGTACCATACCGCAGCACCCAGCCGTCTGTCTGCTTAATTTCGAGCTGGTCAGCGGTTTTTATGTAGGCAATGTAATGTTGTCCGTCATCGCCCGTAAACGTAATGCCCAGCCGCAGCGCATCGGTGCCGGAAATGAGTTTGTACATAACGGACAGGCATAATGTGACGCCTTTTATAATGCGAGCGCCCGCGGTGTTGAAAATAAAATACCCGTTGGTGTTCGCATTGGTTATTGTTGCGCTGCCATCATCGCCATACACCACGCTACTGTCAATGCCGCCAGAGAGGGCGTTCTTGAAGCTCTCACTGCCCAGGATCAGGTTGCCGCCGCCGGTGATTTTGGTGTCTTTTTTCACCTCAGAGGAAAGCCCGTCTACCGTTGCTTTCAGGTCGGTGTACTTGCCGGTCAGGTCGCTGGCCTTTACTTCCAGGCCGTCCACGCTGGTCTTGATCTCCAGCATCTTGCCGGTCAGGTTTTTGTAACTCTGGCTGTTCACGGCGCTGGAACTTTCCCGGCTGGCGCTGCCCACGCTCTCAAAGCTGGCTTTGCCGGAGGAGATCGTGGCGCTCATCAGGTAGGTGTCGAACTCCCGCCCGCGTGCGTCCTTAACGTGCACGATCTGCCCGCAGGCAAGGCCGGAGCTGCTGGGCACCGATACTTTGCAGGGGGTGTAGGTCACGTTTTTCAGCACGTTGTACAGGTTTTGGACAACGCTTTTCAGGTTGGCTTCGGTGCCGGTTGTCAGCAGCAGGTTGCCCTGTACTGCATAGGTGTTGGTGGCGGTGGTGCTGTCGGGGTAGATGACCCCCACGTCACTGTCCGACTGCCGAATCTGGACTTTCTCAATGGCCTTGACCGTGTAGTCCTCATAGCTCAGGCTGTCAGCATAATAGGCGGTGCTGCTGGCACCGTCCGGAGTGATTTTGGCCGTGCTGCGCTTGTCTGTGTAGGTCAAGAATTGCAGCTTGCCGTCTGCATTCATGTGGGCGTAGCAGCCTGCCGCTTCCGCCGCCCAGGAGATGATCTGGCGGCAGGTCAGGTCGTCCGCGTAGAACGCCTGCACGCTGTAGCTGCCGTTGATGGGCAGGCTGCTGCTGGCAAGCGCGACCCCTGCCCGCTGGCAGGCCAGCTGAACCAGCTGCCAGATGGTTTTGGGGAACTGTGCCTGATTGGCCCGCAGCCAGCTGGAGAAGTCCGCATCCAGCTTGGACATGGTGTCGTACGCCGTGACCTTGTAGCTGTTGCGCTTGGTGCGGGTGGGCTTTTCAGCATAGAAAACGCCCACCTTGGTGCGGTTCCCGGCATCGTCCTGCCGGTAATAGGTCAGGGCGTCCCCGGCGGTAATTTGCAGGCTGCCGCCCGGGTCCGCCCAGATTTCGGCTTCGATGTAGTCCGAGAACGCAGAGCCGATGGTGAACTCCTGCCCGGCGTTCACCGCAGTGTGCAGGGTAAGGCTCTTCATCGCGCTGCCGGGGGAGCCGCCCTTTAACTCGGTGCCGCTGGAGAGAGTGAGGATTGGTTGATACAAATACACACCTCCTTTGGTTCTAGTTAGGAGGTAGGAGTGAGGAGTTGGAAGGTGTGCGCGTGCGCGCACGGGTTGAAAATTGGGCCGCAATCCCGTAGGAGCGCACAGTGTGCGCCCGTCGCCTTGTGGCAAATCCCATTGCGGAATATGTGGCAAAGTTTTGGAACGGTCAAGACCGTTCCCTACAGAACGAAACCTAAAGGCTGCATTAACTCCTACTTCCTACCTTCTAACTCTCAATCAGCATTCAATAATGTTAAATTTAAGGTTCTTCCACTGTTTCGTCTTGGCGTTATGCCAGGCGATGCCGTATTTGCTGCAGTAGCAGGTGGTGGTTTCGGTCTCGGTGGAAGAGCCGGCTTTAGGATGGGTGAACTGAAACGTTGCCTTGCCTGCAAACAGCCCGATGGTGTACTTGTATTCGTCATCCGTCAGGCAGCTGTAGGCGATGGGCCAGGTGGCAACCTTTTCCCGCACCACTTCGCGGTGCATGTACCCGGCTTCGTCGCGCCCGGAATCGCTGGAATCCAGGTCGGAATAACTCGGTTCAATGTCGCAGTCCGGTGCGTACAGGGATTTGCCATCGATCTGGAACAGATTGGTTAAGGTCACGTTACACACCTCCTGTGGCAGTCAGCTGTTTGCGCTGCCAGCGCTGTACGGCGCGGCCTACGTCCTCGTCGGTCAACTCAATGCCGTACACGGCGGAGAGGATCTCCCGCAGCACGGAAACCACGGCTTCAAAGCCCGCCATCTGGCCCGCCTGCAAATCTTCCATGACCTCGGCCACAGCCTGCTTGATGGTGTCCAGCGGGGCTTCCACGTTGGTGCCGTGGCTCTGGTCGCCCAGCACGGCGAGGAACTCCCGGTTCGCCGGGATGACCGCGCCCTGCGCCAGGTAGGGAATTTGCGGGGCAGTCAGGGTGCTGATGTTAAACCCGACATGTCCGCCGCCGAATATGTCCGGCAGGTCGAACGACAACCCGTTCAGCGCGTTGATGACCGCATTGATGCCGGTGACAACGGCGGAGATCATCCGATTGATGAAGCCGATGATGCCATTGACGGCAGTTTTGATGGCGTTCGTCATCTTATCCCAGACGGTGTTGACCGTGTTACCGATGGCCTGCCAGGCAGCATCCCAGCTGCCGCGGAACACGGCGCTTAAAAAGTCCGTCAGCCCGCGCAGCACAACAACGGCCAGATCGATGGCATCCGCAATAGCCCCAACGGCCACGCCAACAACGTCCGCAATGGCGTTGAATACCTCAGCAAACGCGGGGCCGAACGTGGCGATGATCCACTTGGCCACCGGGGCCAGCAGGTTGTTCCACAGGTCCAGCAGGCAGTTGGCAACGCTTGCTACCAGCAAAAGAATGTCGTCCCACAGGGGCTTGAGGTGGGAGGACCAGAGGGTAGATAAAATCTGCATCAGGTTAGTAAGGATCGGCTGCAAAACGTTCTGCCACAGGGTGGTAAAAATGCCTTGCAGGTTTTCCAGCGCCAGGGCGGCACTCTGGGCAATGGGCTGGCCGTACTCGGCCCAGGTCAGCTGAACGCCGCCCAAAAGATCCTGCCAAACGGTCAGGGCAGCGGTTTTCATCTGCTGCCAGGCTGCATCCCACAGCGCGGCGGCGGGGGCAAGCACAGCCTGTAATGTAGCCCAGAAATTTTGCAGCTGCTGGTTTAATAGAGCCGGCAGACTTAACTGTGGCGGTTCGGCATCTGCGGCTTTGATTGTTGCAGCGCTGCTGCTTTTGCGGGTGGTGGAAGCCGCCGCAGCTCCGGCACTTTCGGCAAGAGAAGCCTGCAGCCGGTCCAGCTCATCAAATTCCGCAACGCTGCGTTTGGCGGCCTTGGCTGCTTTGGTGGTGCCACTGGCAAGTTTGGCCTGGGCTTTGGCGGCTTTGTTGGCGCTGACTGCTGCTGCGGCGGTCTGCTGCTCAAACTTTGCCACCGGCACGGCGGAGAACGCAGCGTTTACACTGCGGCTTATTTTTTTCAGGGCAGTGCGCAGGCCGTTCAGCGGCTGCTGCGCGGTATGGATAGTTGTTTGTGTAGACAGGGCAACCTGAAGGCTGCCTGCATAAGATTTTGGCAAAAGCATCTACCTCCTTATGAGGACTTAATTAGCCAACAGGCGCTGCAGCCGCTGGCGTTCCGCTATCTCTGCCGGATTCAGGCGGGGGCGCAGGTCAACCATGGCTTTGTTTTTGCGGTAGTAGTCCTGTTCCCACGGCTGCAATTTTTGGCCGTGGCGCAGCTTGCTGCGCACCCGCAGCAGGGTAGCCAGCTGGCCGTCCCCAATGCTGTTGAACCAGGCCATAAAGGTCCACCAGTGCAGATAAGGCAGGGCGCGCACTTCGCACCCGGCGGCTTTGTTGATGTCGGCGGCGATCAGTGGGGCGTCCTGTTCCCAGTCCAACAGCGGCGGGGCAGGGGAGCG